AATCGCGTCGTCGGAAAAGCCGGTCATCGCCTGGAGCTCGGACGCCATGTTGGCGTACGCCTGCTCGACCTCCGGGCTCGACTCGCCGATCGCGCGGAGCGCGGCGTTGAGGCGCGCGGTCGCCGCTTCGGCCTCGGCGAACTCGTCGATAAAGGTCATCGCCGCAGTCTTCGCCGCGCTCGCGAAGTCCCGGAGCTCCTGGGACCGGAGCACCCCCCCGAGCGCCTGGCCGAACTCGTAGGCCTTCTTGCCGGCGGCCTCGGTCGCGGCGCCGGCCTGGCCCATCGCCTGGTCGAACGCCGGCCCGACGTCGCCGGCTTCCTTCTCGAGGGCCTCGGTCGCGGCGATACTCTGCGCGGTCGCGTCCAGGAACGACGAGAAATCGGCGAGGAAATTCGCGGTCAGGGGCATCGGGTCACCGTTTTTGCTTTTCCGCTTCGGCGTTCAGCTCGTCGACCAGGAAGGCATATTCGTGCATCGGGAGCGCGCGGACCTCGTCGAGCGTCCAGTGCATCACGCGGGCGATCCCGAGGTCGGTTCGGAGTTCGTCCGACCAGTTTTTTTTTCTTCGGCCAGGTGCGCGCGGATCGCGGTGTCGTGCGCCTGGATGGCCCGCTGGACTTCCATGTACGAGTCGGCGTCGATCGCGTCGAGCGCGGCGCGAACCACGGTGACGGGTTGATCGCGAATGACGAGCGGCCGCCCGTCGTAGTCGGTGAAGGTCCAATCGAGCAGGTAGGCCAGGATGGTCGCGATCCCCGACTCGGTCGGGTCGACCTCGAGTTGCATGTCGGACCGCGGCGTCGTCGCGTCCAGCCGGACCGCCTTCGTCGACGCCTTGATCACGCCGCGGAACTCGGCCGCGGTGAGGTAGCGCTTGACCGTAAGGGTATCCCCGCCGGAGATGTCGAGCACGTCAATATCGGGTCGTCGGACGCGTGAGCCCATTGGTCCCTTCGGTGCTCATCGTCCCGAGCGTCGCGGTGAAGCGACCGCCCTCGAGCACGGTGAGCTGTTTGATTTCCCAGCGCCAGGCGCCGCGCTTGAACGGCGCGACGAGGAACAGGGGACGTTGCGCGAGCTTGTACGGGTCGACCGTGCCCGGCGTGAGCGATCCGGTCGCCGACCAGGCGCCGGCCTGGTCTTTCGTCACGAGGTACGCGTGCACGGTCGCCGCGGTGAAGTAGGCCCACTTGACCGCGGCGGCGGTGCCGCGAATGCCCCGCGAGACCATCGGCTACGGCGCGAGCGCCCACGGGCCGGCGCCGGCGAACGAGCCCGAGACCGTGATCACGCCGTCGTGCGCGACTTCGATCCCGGCGTCCAGGTAGGCCAGCCCCGAGAAGAACGCCGTCGCCGCGAGCGTCGACGGGACGAGCTTCAGGAATACCGCCACGTCCCCGAGCGCCGCCTCGAAGAGCACGAGACTCTCGGCCTCGTCCCACACGCCGCCGAGCTCGCCGTTGATGTCCGGCACCGACTGGACATAGACCTTGTTCGGGTCGCCGAAACACGTCGCGTCGGCGCGTTCCCGCGCGAGGTCCAGCGACCAGGAATTGAGCGCCGCGACGGGGACCGCCGTCGCGCCGCCCGTGGGATCCATCTCTACGCTGCCCTTGCTACCGTGTCGTCTCGCCATCGTCTGTACTCCTCACGTCGTCGGGGTGACTGTGACCTCGTAGCGCGCGCCGCGGTGTTGCCAGGTCTCGGCGGCGATCGTCTCCGTGTACCGAATCCGGTCGATCCACTGCATCGTCATCAGCGCACAGCCCGCGGCCGCCGGCAGGTCGAGCGTCCCGGCGTGGAGCAGCGCGTGCATCCGCGTCTCGGCCGCGGCGATCGGGTCGGCGTCCGCGCCGAGCGCGACGGCCTTGACGATGTACACGAAGGTCCGGAACGACTCGCCCTCGCGCAGCTCGCCCTCCCGCCGGCTCGAGGAGAGACTCACGATCGCGAACGCCGTCGCGCCCTGGCGCGCCAGGTCCCAATACACGCCGTCCGGGAGCAGGGCGGCGAGCGCGGCGTCGCCGGCGAGCTTCCCGATCACGGCGCGCTCGACCTCGGTCGCGTCGATCACGTGCGGTCTCCGGTCACGTCGAGCCCGGTGGTCTCGACGAGCGCGACGACGGCCGAGACCGCCGCGCGGCGCTCGCGTTCGGTGATTGGGAGGAAGATCGCGCGCGGCCGCGTCCGGGCCGTCCCGAATTCGATCAAGTGCGCGTGCGGGGCCGTCGTCGCGACCGTGAAGAGCGCGGCGACGCCGCGCGCGTCGCGCGGGATGAGCTTCACGCCGGCCTTGAGCGCGCCGGTCACTTCGGGATAGGCCGCGACGACCAGGCCGACCGTCCGCCGCGCGGACGCGAGCAGGATCGGGATCGCCCCGGATCGGAGGTCCGTCGGGAGCGCGGCCAGCTCGGCGCGGAGCTCCCGAACGCCGGAGAGGCGCAGTTGGTTGGCCATCAGAGCGTCTCCACCACGAAGAGCTGCATCGCGATCCCGCGTTCGTCGACGTTGCGGATCCCGGCGACGCGGAACGTCCGCGCCTCGAACACCATCCGCGCCTCGATCGTGACGTCCGCGCGGTACCGCCCCGAGACGATGTGCGTCGCGGCCGCGATGATCGTCCCGGCCGCGCGCCGCTCGAGGTCGCGGACGTTCGCGGGCTCAATCGCGACGGGCCAGGGCGGCGCGAGGTCGCCCCACGACTCGACAAATCCGCCGTCGCCGTCCGGGACGGTGATCGGGACCTGGAACGTCACGACATGCCGGTACGTGCCGATCGCCATTACGCCAGCGCCGGGTCCCGCGACCGGCGGAGCAAGTTCCCGATCGCGGACCAGACGCGATCGTCGTTATCTTGGCTACTCCCGAATTCGTCCCCACGATGCTCGTACAGGTGCGCCAGGAGGAGGAGGACGGCCCCACTGATCCACGGCGGGACCGTGTCCGGCGTCCAGGTCGGATCGTTCTGGCCTTTGAGGTAGTCGCGGATCGTCGCGCTCGCCGTCGTGAGGGTGTCGGCGACGATCGCGTCGTGCGCCGTGTCCGTGACGTTCAGGTGCTGTTTCGCACGCTCGAGCGTCACGAGGTCCGGGTCGGTCGCCGCGTCCCGGAGCGCCCGGGAGGCCGCCGACGGGAGGACGAAGCAGTCGACGGCCGCGCCGTCGAGCGGCGAGACGCTCGCGGCCGTGCACGTCACCGGGAGGACGAGGTACCCGACGTGTGGGATCGGCGCGCCGGTGAGCCGGAGCGTCAGAAAGAGCCCGTCGTCCTCGGCGCCCTGCAGATAGACGAGCGTCCCGACGGCATACGCCAGGAACGCGCGCCGGACCGCGAGGCCGTCCTGGGTGAGGTTCGCGACGGCGAGCGCCGTCACGCGCCCGACGTAGGGCGCGCCGGCGTCGACGCGGACCGTCCCGGTCCGGACTGGTCCCTCGAGCGCCGGCGTGAACGTGTACGCGAAGGACATCATCGGGCGTCCCGTCCCCGTTTGACCGCGAGCGTCCAGTCGGCCGTCCCGTCGCCCGGCTTGGCCGTCGTCGCGGTCTTCGCGTGCCAGAGCGACCCGTCGTGGGTCACGAACTCCCCGCGCTCGTAGGTCCGCGCCGGGAACCAGACGCCGCAGTACGTCAGTCCGACGCCGTCCGCGCCGGGAGGCCCGGGCGGTCCCGCCGGCCCCGGGACCGCCGTCAGCGCAACGAGCGCGGGGAGTTCCTGGATTCGGGTGCCGACCGCGCGGAGGTCTTCGCCATGCTCCGCGGTCGTCGCCTCGACGGCGGTGAGCCTGGCCAGGACCGCCCGGGTCACGGGCTCGTCGACGAGCTGCTCGACGGCGCGGAGGCGCGCCACGACGGGCGCCAGGGCCGCGCGGACGACCGTCTCGACGACGTCGGCGAGCACGTCGGTCTCAGAGGGTGGCGGCGAGCCCATGCCAGTCCTTTCGGAGCAAGGCGACGGCGAGCGCGCCGGCCAGGACGTCCCCGCCCTTCTCCGCGTCGATCGCGTCGTCGACGACGGGCGCGGCGGCCGGGGCCGGCGCCGGCGCCGGTTTCGCGAACGGGTCGTCCCGGTCGCGCGCGTCGAGCGCGGCGAGCGAGTAGTTCTGCTGCTGCAGGTAGGGCGTCGCGCCGCCCTTCACGGGCCCGAGTCCGAAGTACTTCCGACGGGCCTCGTCGGGCGACAGCGCGCCGGAGCCGATCCCGTCGGCGGCGGCCTTCGTCCTCGTAGCCGTGTCCATCCAGATGAGGTCGTTGATATCGAGCTCGGTCCCGTGCGGGGATCCGAGGAGCCCGAGGCCCTCGTCGAGCGCCAACTCGACGCCGACAATATGGCTCTGCAAGCACTGGGCGAAGTACTGCTGATTGAGCGCCTCGACGGTCCCGAACGGCGGGACGGGCCCGGCGCCGACCAGGTGGGCCGGGACGTGGTAGCACGCGCAAATCGTCGACGCGGTCCAGTTGAGCTGCTCGATCAGTTGCGCGTCCGACGCCGTGACGGTCATGGCCTCGTACTTCAGCCCGTCGCCGAGGACGGCGACCTTCCCGACGTTGTCGCCGGAGAATTCGGTCTCCCAATAGGCCTTGAGCCGTTTCGCGGTCTCGTCGCCGATCGCGCCTGGCGCCGTGAGCACGCCGCCCGGGTGACTCCCGCCGGCAAAGAATTTCGTACTCGTCTGCTGGATCGTGTTCGCCTGGAGCGCGGCCAGGCCACACGCGAAGAGCGGGGTCATGCCGCAGAGCGGGTGAAACGGCGCGACGGTCAGATCGTGGATGATTTCCGACGCCGGGACGACGAGCCGCTCGACGTCGACGCCGAGCCCGGCCAGGTCCTGGCGCCGGAGCTCGTAGTAGACCTGGCCGTCGGGCGCGACCAGCGGCGCGACCTTCGCCGGGTCGAGCACGTACAGCGCCCGGACGAGACCGACCACGTCGCGTTCCTTCAACACGTAGGTATTCCCGGCGAGGAGCTTCGACGCCAGCCATTGATGGAGGAACGTTTGCGGCGTCTGGTACCGGTTCGGCTTCCGCAGGACCGGCGAGTACGCCGAGTTCTCGGTCTCGGCCCAAATCCCGTCGTCGTCGCGTTTGACGAGCAAGAGCGGCAGCTTGCCGATATCGCGCGCGATGGTATCGACGCAGGCAAAGACCGTGGGGTTGCCCATCACCGACTCGGCGCGGATCTCGGCGTTCTGCTGCCAGGCGCCCTGGAAGGGTTCGCGGACCATCGGGAACCAGCCGCCACGGCCGGACATCGGCCGGCGCCCGGCAATACTCCGAGCGATCGACGTGAGCGCGCTGAAGAAGCCCATCGGGTCTCGAGGTCCCGGGCGCGCGGCCAGTCGCGGCCTGGCGCGCCCGGGCGGCCTGCTACGGCGTGACGACGACCGGCGCGAACGGGTACTGCGCGGCCGTCAGGTAGTAGACGGCGTTCGGGACAGCCCGCTTCCAGTTGATGAATCGTTCAGCGCGGAGCCCGACGAGATTCTCCTGCCAGAGGTTCGTCCAGACCGTCGTCGCGGGATCGGCCGGCGTCGCGGGCGCGTCGTTCATCTGCAACGACGCTTCGCGGGACACGTCGATCACGACCTGCCCGTCGTCCGCGTAGAGGACGTACTCCGGCGCGACCGCGATGACGTTGGTCCCGACGGTGTTGCTCGCGATGATCTGGACGCCGTTCGCCGAGCCGCCGGCCGCGGTGACGCCGGGGAAATGCGGCTGCCCGAGCGCGTTGCGCGTGTAGCCCATCGCGAACGCGTTCGCCTCGGACATGATCACGGCGAGATTCGTGAGCGGGATCCCGTTCGTCGAGAAGAACGTGATGATCTTCCCGATGTCCTCGCCGGGGTTGTTCGTCGACGCCGCCGTCTGCGCGCCGTTCGTGATCGACGCGGGATTCTGGTCCGCGGCCGCGGCGACGGCCGGATCGGTGAACTGCTGATCGAGGAAGGCCGCGATCCCCTTGACCATTTCGTTGCGGACGATCAGCTCCGCGGACGGCGAGCTTGAGCGGACGAGCTCCTCGGTGAGGACGATAATCCCGGCCGCCTTCGCCATGCCGAGCGACGTCGATCCGAAGGTCATTTTGCCGACCGGTTTCGCCTTGCCCTGGCCGACCCACTTGTACGTCCCGCCCCCGGTGACGATCGGCACCGAACAGTTGAACGGCACTTTGAAGAGCCCGGGGATCTTCCCGAGAATCGTCGCCGCGCGCGCGAGCTCGATAAATTCGTTGGTCAGATTCGAGACCGTGACGAGCGCGCCGGCCCACGTCGGATCGGTCGTCGTGCCGGGCGTCACGGCGGCCTTGATCAGGAGGTCGACGTTCGGGTCGCGGTAGACCTTCGCGTATTCCATCGCGCGATACGAGTCGCCCTTCGCGTTGAGGAGCGCCTTGATCGAACGCGCGTACGTGAGCCCGGGCTCGACCGTCGACTTGACGGAGACGACCGGCGTCGGCGTCCGGAGCGTCGGCGTCCCGTCGACGCGCGTCGCGCCCGCGGCCTGGATGCGGGCGAGGTCCCGGGCGCGCTCGAGGTGTTCGTCGAGCCCTTTGACCTCGAGCGCCAGGTCGTCGTATTTCTCGCGCGTCTCCGGGTCGAGCGTCGCGTCGGTGACGCCGTCCATGATCTGCACCATGGCGGCGACCTTCGCGGCGCGGGAATTCTCGAACTGCGTCACTTTCTCTTGTGCGGTCATGGGGGGCGCGCCCTTTGTGCGCGGCGGTACCGTGGTTGGGTCCGGAACGCCGGAGCGGATGCGGCCAGGCGCGGCCAGATACGACGCGTCGAGCGACTTCACGCTCTGAATCGTCGCGTGCATGTTCATCGGGACGGAGACGAGCGAGAGCTCGCAGATTTCATACCGGCTGATCAGCGCGCCGCCGGCCTGGCGCGGCGCGATCCCGCCGGAGAGCACGCGGTACGCGACCGAGACCGCGCGAATCAGGCCGTGCGCGAGACTCTGCCGGGCGTCGCGCGTCCGCTCGCGGAGCGGGCCGGGCTCGTCGACGAACGGGATTTCGGCGTCGAAGGCGATCCCGTCCGCCGTCGCCGGCCGGAGCGTCACCAGGCCGATCGGCTGTTGGCGATCGTGATGGAAGAGGAGCGGGAGCGGATTCGTCCAGGTCGCGCCGAACGGGTCGAGGACGTCGCCCTGGCGGTCCGGTGTCGGTGTCGTCGCGACGCCGGAGAACTTCAACGACCGGGCGCCGTCGGGCGCCGCCTTGACGTCCAGGAACGCGACCGCGTGCTCGAGCACGCCGGCCAGTATCGGGCGGCGGCGCTACTTGCCGGAAGTTTGGATATCTTTTCTTTCCAGCGTGTTCAGCGCGCGCCGAAGGAATTCCGGCACGGAGAGCCGCGCGGCGGACGCGCGCCGACAGTACGCGTCGAAGGTCCGCGCCGGAACCTTCAACATCACGGCGACGGATCGACTCGTCGGGTCCAGAGGCGGACGACCGGGTTTGTTGGCCATACTCAATTCCCGAGAATGAGCATCTGATACTGCGTCGGCGGCGCGTGGTCGTGCCGCTCCATCGCGTCGAGCGCCATGATCAGCGCGTACGCGCCGTCGATCCGCTCCGTCGAGAGGTCCTTCGACGGCTTGATGTTGCCGGCCGCGTCCGATTCGATCGAGATATTCCCGATGTTCCAGCGCAGCACGGCGTGGCCGTCGTGCCGGATCCGTTTCGCGAGAATCGCGCCCTCGAGCGACTTACTCGGCGCTGAGAGCGTCGCGAACCCCTGGCGGACCTTGACGCAGACGAGCCCGTCCTGTTTTTCGAGCCGGCCGATGAGGTCGGTCGCGTTCCAGGGATCGTAGGCGACGACGCGGAGGTCGAATTCCTCGTCCCAGGCGACGAGGAGCTTGCGGACGTAATCGTAGTCGACGACGGGCCCGGGCGTGGCCGTAATGAGCTCGTCGGCGACCCAGCGGTCGTACGGGACGCGGTCGCGCGTCGTGCGTTGCGCGATGCGGTCGCGCGGGACGAAGAAATGCGCGAGCACGTCGAAGGCGTCGCCGTCCGGGAACACGGCGACGACGGCCGTGAGGTCCGTCGTGCTGGAGAGGTCGAGCCCGACGAAGCACCGGCGCCGACGCAAGGTCGCGCGCTCGACGGGCGTCTGACAGGCGTCCCAGGACGCGAGACTGATCCAGCGGCTCGCCTGCTCGGTCCACTGATTCAGGTACAGCCGGCGGAACGCGTTCTCTTGCGCCGGGATTTCCTTCGCGCGGGCGAACGCCGTGCGCATCTCCTCGAGCGACCGGAAATCGCCGAGCGCGGGATTCGTCGCGCGCCAGACTTTCTCGTCCGTCCAGTCCGCGTCCGGCGGCGCCTCGAAGATGACCGGGAGGAAGGCGGGATCGAGGGCGGGATTCGCCGCGACGTTCTTGGCGTGACAGTAGAGTTCCCACAGGATCGAGTGCCGGTCATACCCGGCGGTCGAAATGGCGACCGTCAACGGCTGCGCACGCGCCCCGGTGGACGACGTGAGCACGTCCCAGAGCTCCCGGCTCAGCTGGGCATGCAGTTCATCGACCAGCACCCGCGACGCGTTGTACCCGTGTTTTGTGTAGGCTTCTGCGGAAATCGCGCGGTAGAACGAGCCCGTCGCGCGATGCACGATGCGCTTCTGCGAGTCGAGAATGTCGCACTCGTCGGAGAGCCGTTCGTCGTTCCGGATCATTTGCGCGGCGACGCCGAACGCGATCGACGCCTGATCTTTGTCCGCGGCCGCCGAATACACTTCCGCGCCGATTTCGTTGTCGAACATCAACCCGTCGATCGCCAGGGCTGCGAGGAGCTCCGTCTTGCCGTTTTTTCTCGGCATCATCAACAGACACATCCGGTACCGGCGTTTGCCGGTCTTCCGATCGACCGTGAAGAGCGGCCGGATGATGCGCCTTTCTTGCCAGGGACGGAGCCGAAACGGCTCGCCCGCTGACGGGCCTTTCGTGTGCGTCAGGTTGTTGATGATCTGGACCTTGCGCGCGGGGCCGTTGGCCTGGCGTGTCACGACCACCTCGGTGTGACAGACCAGGTCACAGGAGCCCGGCCCACTTCGACGCCGCGGTCGGCGCGGGCTCCGGCAGCTTGCGCGCCTTCGCGCGGCCCGACGGCGTGAG